AGATGTGCTGGACCAAGTTTCTTCGCGATTAATCGTTCCATATCTTGTCCACTGAGACTCGGTGAAGGCATCTCTAACCACATTTGCCACAAGACTATATCCCTGTGAACCAGTAGCCCCTGTAGCACCTTTGTTACCATATACACCGATAACTCGTTTTGTTGTGTCTACAGTTGTCCCATTTGTATAAGTAATTGTCTCGTAGTTCCAGAGATATTTATTGCTCTCTGTCATTGTCGGAACCGTAGACGACCATGAGGTAGGAACAGTCGAATTTGACGCGGAGACTGCATAATGCTCGGTAATACTCTTAATACCATTTCCGGTTGATCCGGTATCACCTTTATCCCCTTTACTTCCCTGATCACCGTATGATCCAATGACGCAAGGCATAGTTGTACTCGCCACGGTTCCGTCGGTATACTTCACAACCTCATAATTCCAAAGATACTTCTTAGCCGCAGACACCGACTGGACAGCTGTTGTCCATCCACTCGTCGCCGCTGTAACTCCGCTGGAAGATGCCGTTGCCAGGTAATAATTGACTACTGATCCAATACTCTTTCCATTGGTGCCATTTGCACCATTGGTTCCCATACGGCCGACACTATATATCGTGGATGTTGTGTTGTCAGTGTAAGTGATGATTGTACGTGTCCACAGATACTGCCCCGCGGATGCAGATGGCACAGACCCAGACCATGTGCCAGTTGGAACTGTTGTTCCGGAAGTTGAAACCTGGTATGCAACAGATGTCGATTTAACCCCCTTACCCGTATCACCCTTATCACCTTTGGCTCCAGCCTCGCCTTTGATTTTCGCCCACTTATACATTCCGACACTTGTAGGATCATCTTTTGCATAGTCCACGCATGTTCCGATATAAGCGCCAATATCCTCACCACTGTTCCCGGTGAATGTCTTCCCACCGTCATTACTATATTTGATGTGCAGATAACTGGTTTTCCCGTCTGCTCCATTGGTACCTGAAATTCCCTGTTTTCCCTGTGGCCCCTGCGAACCTTCCAGCTGCTGCCAGCTGTACTTCTTCGGATCATCCGAATCCGTCTGTGTAAAATCCACATACGTTCCAATGTATTTTGACGGTGTCTCTGTCATCTGAGACGCATAGGTCGGATTCGAAACCGCAGAATATTTGATGTGAAAATACGTCGTTTTTCCATCTTTTCCGTCAGCGCCTTTGGGTCCCTGGATTCCCTGATCACCCTTATCGCCCTGCAGGCCGCGCAGTCCTTGCTCGCCCGGATCTCCCTTATCTCCTTTCGGCCCCTGAAATTTGCTCCAATGATACTTCGCCGGATTGGTGCTGTCAGCCTTGGTAAAATCCACGTATTGGCCTATATACGTTTTATCGACGGCGTTGGTTGTCGAAAAGCCTGTCTTTCCATCCGCGCTTGTTGCATAAGCGATATGCAGATAACTGGTTTCACCATTCGCACCGTTTTCTCCAGGGGTTCCATCGGCGCCGTCCTCTCCGTCATCGCCCTGAAATTTTCGCCAGGTGTACTTGGTCGGATCTGTACTGTCCTCCAATATATAGTCCACGTAGGTACCGATATATTTTCCTGTATCCTTCCGCAACTGATTTGCTGTCGGGTTCGGAACATCAGCATATCTCACATGGAAGAAACTAGTCAGACCATTCTTTCCGGGCTCTCCCGCAATTCCCTGCTCTCCAACAACCTTTACCCAGGTATAGATGCTCGGGTCTGTAAGTACCGGCTGTTTTGTCGTCTGATTGTATGCGATACCCATGTATGTCTTTCCAGCTGATTTGAGCGATATTCCGCCGCCCGTTTCCGTATCAGCAAACACAACCCAAGTGTAAAACGTCCGGTTCTTTGCCAGTTTTTCAAACTGTGCAGCCAGGCTCTCCATCTTTTCTGAAATTCCACTCGATTTCAGCTTGTATTCGCCCAGCGTTGCCGTGTACTCATCATTGCAAATGGAGGACTCCAGTTTCATGATTCTTGCAGACAAATACAGTTCTCCGGCATCATCTACAATGTTCACTGTATCGCCGATCTTGATTCCATCCGGCAGATACGCCAGTTCCACTTCGTAGGATACGGCTGCATCATAGATCTTTTTCAGCTTTGATACGGCACGATTGCACAACTCTGACTGACTTAACGTATCATAGGTGTAAGTCTGGACAATATGACCGGTTCCATTTCCTTTTTCGGAAAGATACCGGCTCCATTTGGCCACTGCGCTCCGGGAATAAATCGTACTGCCGGACAGATATATATCGCCGTCATCATAGTAGTTCACCGAAGCAGCCTGATTCTTGACCTTTCTTATGTTATCATAAGTGATAAAAAGAGTCATCATGCTGCCAAGCGAGCCAAGCATTATCGTCACCGCAATTGACATCCCGAAAGCGGTATTGCTGTCAATGCCAAAAAATGCTTCCATTTCGCCCGACATCAAGAGCATAACCGCGGTAAAAGCTGCCATGCCGCTGTGAAGCATCATACATCTGCTCCACTCGAACCTGACACATTTATTTATCTTCATATTAACATTGCTGTCATCGCAGTAAACCTTGGTGCGCGACTTGGCTATCACAAAATACGTCACAAGAAACACCACTGCACACATGGCAAAGCTGAATGAGACTACCGAAAAGCCAGCTGTGATATATCTGAATACGCAGAACGCAACACCAGCAAGTGTTATTATTCCCCAATATGCACTAACAGGCATCCTGTCCTTATTGACTGTCACCGCTGTGTCTATTCTGCGAAGCTTTCCTGAGTTTTCCTCACTGTTATACCACTCCTGTGTTATCTTCCAGTTGTAGAGCTTCCAGCCGTATTTCTTAAGATTCTGCTGGTAGACATACATCAGGGCAAAGAACCATACCATGATATATACCATCTGAATTGAGATGTAGTCATAAAAGAATAAAATCATAAAGCATGTAACAAGCCCGATAAAGCTTATCACTCTCCAGCTCTTCTTATATTGCGCCACAATTACCTTTACCGCTTCCTCATTCCTGTAATTCTTAGGAATTGTTATCCCAAGATAATATGAACCATTGTCAAGCACCATGCTGCTTCCTGTTGTAAAGACAAGCGCTCCCAGCATAAATAACATTGTCAACAAAATAAATACCATAATAGCCATCACAACCACTCCCCTTCCTACTCAAAAGCCAACTGTTGTCTATTGTATATTTCCTCACATTTTTTCAGGAACTCTTCCTTCTTCATGCCCTTCAATGATGTCTCTGTTATCAGAAGCTCCAGCTCAGCCTCCACCTTCTCCTTGTACTCACCTCCAAAGTCCTGCCTGGTGCACACCTTGGCGCCGTGCCGTCTGTCAATCTCAATGAAGCCCTCCGCCTTCAGCACTCCGTAAGCCTTATTGACCGTCATAACATTGATTCCTGCGTCCTGCGCCAGCTGTCTTACCGTCGGAAGACCCTCGCCCTCCCTAAGCTCCCCCCTGCCTATTCCAAGGACAATCTGGTTGCGGAGCTGTACATATATCGGGGTGTCCGAGGATGTGTTGAGTTCTATTATCATGTTGTGTTCTCCTTATCTGCCATAGCAGTATGGTGATTCGGGTGTTAGAATATGCTCAGCTAGTCCGTATGTGTATAACGTATTATATTTATGCATATCAGCTCCATTGTACGAAGCAAGATGTTCTAAGAACTCTGATAAGGTTTTCTATACGTTCGCCACCGAAGCAAAGCATACATCCTTGTATGCATTGCTTCTGAACCGGCATCCGTGCCGGTTCTGGCTAGGGTGTTAACAGAGTTCTAAGAACATCTAAGCTTCTCCCAAAGTCGTGATATGCATAAATATAATACATTATACACGGCTGGGTATACAGAGCATATTCTAACACCCGAATCCTGTTAATATATATTTTTATATTAGTTATAGTAATACAGGTAATACAAATAGTCAATATTAATTTTTAAATGGTTTTATACATAGAAATAAAACACATTAAACACCACAAAAAAAGACGGCAGGATTTCTCCCACCGTCTAAGGCTTCCGTTTTTGTAATCGTTGTAAAGCGGACATTGCTTATTCTGCGTTCAGATTATTTTCCCGGCTTATATTCGAATGTAAGGCTTATGCTTGTGATGTTTCCAAGCTCCTCATTGTCGACGATGCATGGACCGACTGCGGACAGGTCGCCGTCCTCCGTTCTTGCCTCGGCAGGAACAGCCTTAACCCATGCATTGTAGATATTCATTCTTGTACACTTCTTGTCATCGGTTGTTGTGTATGGCTCTGCGACAAGCGGATATGACTTTCCGTTAATCTGCAGGTCAACAACATTGATTATATAGCCTGGGTAGAGAAGTTCACCGTTGGAAATACCAAGTGCACAGAATACGGTGCTGTTGGCATAGCCTGCTCCTGTTTTTGAAAAGTCAAGTGATACAGTATAGGTTCCCTCACCTGTAATCTTTACATCCTCAGCAACAATACCTTCTGTCTTTTCGGATGGATTGTACTCATCGCCCACACTGTAGGTCACATTCCAGTCATTAGAGTTGAACATGAGCCATGCTATAGCTTCATCCGAAGCTGCTCCTGCCGGTGTTCCGTTGTCAAGTGACTCTGGCGCTGCCGCGAGTGCTGCTGCCATCTCTGCCTTCGCATTTTCCTTTATTGTCCCATCATCAAGTGATGACTGAGCCTCATAGCTTCTCGCCTTGTAGAGCGCCTCCACATCGGTGTCAAGCCAGCTTAATGTGCTTCTCTTAAACAAGCTTGAGCAGTCCCAGAGAACAGGACAGTAATTATATAAGTCACAGTTATCAAGGAAATTGTTGATAAAGTCGCAGGTGTTATCCTTTACAGAGCCATCGCCATTGAGTGCCACGGCATACTCGCCGAATATTACTCCGTAGCCGGCATCGGTGAACTTTGTCATCATCTTCAAAAGCTCATTCTGCTTCTCATAATGCTTTATCGTTCCCCAGCTTGAAAGGCTTGCCGAACCACAGTATGAGAACGGCTCATAGTAGTGAACAGATACAAGGAGCTTATTCTGTGCTGAGTCGGACGGCATGACATATCTGTCATCACAGGTGGTCTTGATATCCGTTCCGTATCCGGCTATAAGAAGGAATCTCTGGCTGTTGTTGCCTCCTGTAGCTCTTACGGTGTCAACGAAGGTCTGGTTAATCTTATTGGTAATCTCATAGCACTCGTTTGTCGATAATGTTCCCGAATCCTTTGCTATATCCTGGTCGTTAAGACGATCCCCAAGCTCCTCGTTCGCGGACTCGAAAATAAGATAATCGGAATAGTTCTTAAATCTCTCCGCAATCTGTGTCCACATGGAAATATACATGTCCATTGCCTTCTGTCTTGTCTTTGCGGTCGCCGAACCGAACATTCCCCACCAGCTTCCGTCCCAGTGGTCATTGATGATGACGTACATATTCTCGTTTATGGCATAGCCCACAATCTCCTCAATGCGCGCGAACCAGTCCTCACGGATGGTGTAATCCCCGCTCTCGAAGTTCATGGTATTAGTCCATGCCACAGGGATACGGATTGTGTCGAAGCCCGAATTCTTCATCGCAGTAATCATCTCCTGTGTTGTAACAGGCTGTCCCCACAAGGTCTCATAGCTTGATACGGCAGCATTCGTGCCGAGTGAAGCATGACCGTAAGCCTCCATCGTGTTTCCGAGATTGATGCCGTTTCCCATCAACCTGGTGAGTTCAACCGCGGTAAGCTCTTTTCTTATGCCCTGAAGCTTATCCCCCTTCTTAAATGCCCCAAGCTCTGCGGCTATGTAAAGCACAAGCCCCACAAGCACCAATGACAGCGCCGTGATTATAAGCGCTTTTTTAGTTTTTTCCTTCACCTTGATAACCTCCTCAATATTTTTGCGCAGCATTGCCGGCTTTTAAAAAGGCATTCAACACCAGCTTTATGTACATAATACACATATATCTAATGAATTGAAACTGTATAATCTAGTGAACTATTGTAGTTATTTTTATATAATATGATGTTGGGGTCAAAACATGCCATCTTAATTTACGAGTGTATAACGTATTATAT